AATAAAGTATTGCAATTTCAAGAAAATAATCCTGCTGGATCTTTTGCTACTGGTGGTGATTTAAATAATGCAACTGCTAATTCTGCAGGTTGGGGAACACAAACATCTGCTGTAAAAGCACTTGGTGGAACTACTGATAATCCTGCGCCAGGACTAGAAACAGAATTATATAATGGCTCAGCATGGACAGAAGTGAATGACGCAAATTTAGCAAGATTTTCTTTAGGTGGAACAGGAGTTAATACTACATCAGGACTTGTTTGGGGTGGTTATGGAACTCCAGGTACTAGTCCAGTAAGAGCAGAAACAGAAGTATGGAATGGAACAAATTGGACAGAAGTGAATGATTTAAACACCGTAAGAAATGAACCAGGTTGTGCTGGGGTAACAACTGCAGCTTTAACATTTGGTGGTGCAGGAACTACAAATGGATATACAGAAAGTTGGAATGGAACAAATTGGACAGAACTTGCTGATATAAATACTGCAAGAAATTCAGGATCAGGATTTGGTGTAACTAACACTGCTGCGGTATATTGTGCAGAAGGATCTGGTGTTAATGGATTAACAGAATTATGGAATGGTACAGCATGGACAGAAGTGAATGATTTAAATACTGCAAGAAGACAAATGGTTCAAGGAGCAGCGGGAAGTTCTACTTCAGGATTAGTTTTTGGTGGAGAAACTCCAGGAGCAGCTAACGTAGCTCTAGTAGAAACTTTTAATGGAACTTCTTGGTCAGCATTTGCAAATTTAAGTGTTGCAAGAAGAGGTGGTATTGGCGCTGGTGCAAGCACTGCTTCTGGTTTATTTTCTGGTGGTAATGATGATAATGACGCAACAGAAGAATATACGGCACCTAAAATAACAGTTAAAACGGTGGACATAGATTAAATATGACAACATATAAAGACATACACGGCACACAAGTTGAAGTTAGATCAGACGATCCTAGTAATCCAGTCAACGGACAAATTTGGTATAATACAACTGATTTAAAATTAAGAGGATTCTCACTTAATCCTGTAGGAGCTTGGTCTAGTGGGGGTAATTTAAATACTGGAAGAAGCAATGTAGGTGGAGCAGGAACTCAAACAGCAGGTTTAGCATTTGGTGGTGTAACTTCTTCATTCGTAGGTATAACAGAAAAATATAATGGTACATCATGGACAGAAGTTAATGATATGAATACTGCAAGAAGTAAAGTTTTTGGACATGGTTTTGGGACTCAAACCGCTGCTTTAGTAGCTGGTGGAGCAACTGCAAGTGATTATTCAGCTCTTTCTGAAACTTTTAATGGAACTTCTTGGGCAGAAGGAAATGATTTAAATCAAGCTAGAGAACAAGTGGGATCAGTATCAGGAACAACAACTGCAGGATTAGTTTTTGGTGGACAAGGACCTCCTCCAGGAATGCAAGTTAGCTGTGAATCATATAATGGAACAAGTTGGACAGAAGTTAATAATTTAAACACTGGAAGGTATTTATTAGCAGGTTCTGGAACATTAACTGCTGGGTTAGCATTTGGTGGTGATACGGATCCAGGTAAAAAAAAACTAAATGAAAGTTGGAATGGAACTAGTTGGACAGAAGTTAATGATATGAATACTGCTAGAGCAGCATTACAAGGATTTGGAACTGCTACAGCTTCTCTTGCTGTTGGTGGAAGCGTGCCACCTGTGAGCGCTCTTAATGAATCTTTTAATGGAACAAGTTGGACAGAAGTTAATGATATAAGTACTGCAAGAGCCTCTTTAGGAAGTGCAAGATCAGGAACAACAACTGCTGCAGTAGTTTTTGGAGGATCTTCTAATACAGCTGCAACAGAAGAATTTAATGCACCTTTTGGTTCAACCCAAGAATTTGATTTATCATAATAATTTTAAATAGACATATAAAAGTCTTATAAATAATAGTAACATCATAGATATATAATAAGGAGAAATGAATGAGTGACGATATAATAAAAAAAGACATTAAAAGTCTTGTAGAAAACGAAATCCCCAATCTAAACAACCTATTAAGCACAGAAGAAATTTCTGATTTTAAAGCAATGACGGAAGAGTTGCGAGATACTTGGACTAAGAAACAAATGTTTCGAACAGAAACAGAAGCAAGATTTTCTGTATTACAAGATAACCGTTATCCAACTAAAGGTGCCAAGTATTGGCAATGCGTAAGAGAACAATCAAGTTATTTAGATAATCTAATGACATTATCGTTTGACTATCGAAGAAGTGAAGCGAAGATTAAATACCTAGAGAAAAAAATATCTACTGAAACAGATGAATACAAATTAACTAAATACGAAATTGATTTAGATGAAGCTCGTTTTGGTAAAGCGTCTATGGAAAAAACTGCTAAACATAGAATGAGAGAAATCAAAATGTGGTCTAAGTTAAAATTAGAATTTAATGATGGATCATTTAACGATAAAGATGTTAATGAACATCAATTAGAATCTTATCGTTTAATGTATCAAGGTAAGGCAAAAAATCTAACTTCAAGCACAAGTGAAGCGGAAGTGTTTAACATAGTAGGTCAATTATCATCTCTTGAAAGAATTAAAAAATCTGGTGAATTAGAAAATAAAACTGAAAAAAAAGAACAGATTACTCAACATGGACAACCAAAACCTTAAATTTGATTTCGTATTTTTAGGTCAGTCTGTTTTAAAGTATCAAGTACCTTTAGATATTTTTACAACAATTAATCAAATATACGAACAAAACTATCATAATCTTGAACGAGCTAATGGTCAATTAGTAGGTAAGATAGAGAACGAACATTCTTTATTTTATCACGGCAAAGATCAGACAAAAATGAAAAATCATAATATGTTTCCACAAAATGTGACAGATTATTTTATGTCTATATTTAATCACTATTTAACTTTTAATAAAATAAGAGATTATGATACTCATTTAAATTCTATATGGGTGAATGAAATGAAACAACATGAATATAATCCTGCACACATTCACAGAGGAATGTTATTTACAGGATTGTCTTCTGTAATGATTTTAAAACTACCTTCTACATTTGGTAAAGAATATTCAGCAGAGAATATTCAACAGAATGGTAGACTACAAATACTAGGGGCAGCCAATGGTCAGTTTGCAAAGATAGATTATCAACCACCAATGGACCTTAGAGATTTCTATGTGTTTCCATATGACATGAGGCATTGTGTTTATCCTTTTAATGGCACTACTGAAACACGAAGAACACTTGCTGCAAACGTTGATGTAAACTTTGACCCAATAAAAAATAGAGGAGCTATATAATGGATAAACAATATTTAATTAGAGATGACCATATTGGTGTATTTAAAAACTTTATGTCAAACGAATTAATAGAAGACTATTTAAATTATTTTAATAAGTGTGAGCAACAAGGTGCAGTATATCCAAGAAAAGAAGATGAAATGTTAGTGTCTGATAACGTAATAAACACTATAACAGATACCAATGTCGCAATGACTTATAACAACAAACCTTTTATAGATTTATTTTTTAAAGAAGTATATCCTTTATATGTTCAAAAATATTCTTATCTAAAAAAATTAGCTACACACAACATACTAGAAGTTAAGATACAGAAAACAAAAGTAGGTGAAGGTTATCATACTTGGCATTGTGAAAATGCTGAGATGAAGGCAAGAAATAGAATATTAGCTTTTATGGTTTATCTAAATGATGTAACCGAGGGTGGGGAGACAGAATTTTTATATCAAAAGTGTAGATTCAAACCAGAAAAAAATACATTGATGATATGGCCATCACAATTTACACACATTCATAGAGGCAATCCACCCTTGTCTAATGACAAATATATAATAACGGGTTGGATAGAATACGGATATTAATATGATAACAGAACCACGTTGGAAATCTTATATTGTTGAAACAACTACACCAATATTCACACCTAAACAATGTCAAATGATTATAAAATCAGGAAGAGAAGAACCTAAACAAACTGCTGAGGTTGGAAATGAAAAAGGTGATAAAAAAGGAGTTTTAGATACTGAAACAAGAACATCACATATTAGTTGGATACCATTTAAAAAAATGAATGATATGTATAAAGACATTGAAAAGATTATGAAAACTACAAATGGTAATCATTTTGGCTTTGATGATATGCAAATTACAGAAATGGCACAATACACAGAATATCCAGAAGGAGGATTTTATGATTGGCACGTTGATAATGATACTAATTTTGCACATGAACCTCCTGTTAGAAAAATATCTATGACTTGTTTATTATCTCCTGAGAATGAATTTGAGGGTGGTGATTTAGAATTAATGAAAGAAGGTAAGGTTGCAAAACTTAAACAAGGTCATGCAATATTTTTTGCTTCATTTATCAGACATAGAGTGACGCCAGTAATAAAAGGTAATAGAAAATCTTTAGTAATGTGGTTTGGAGGCACACCCTTTAAATAATGTTTAGAGAATTACATTTTCCAACACCTATCTATATTGCAGATATAGATCACCCTACTCTTAATCAAGAGTTAGAACGAGATATTATGGCTTGGGCAAATAAAGATAAAGGTATAACAAGAACTAATATACAAGGTTGGCATTCAACTACTGATATGCATGAATTACCTGAGTATCAAAAATTAGTTAGTATGTTATATGCGTGTCAAAAAACTATTTACGATCAAGAACATTTAGATAGTGAATCTTACTTAGGTAATATGTGGGCTAATATTAATCCACCAGGTGGAAGTAATCGAGCTCATCAACATCCTAACTCTCTATGGTCAGGTGTATATTGGATAAAAACATCTAAAAATTGTGGTCATTTAAAAATAGATGATCCAAGATCATCAGCTGCAATGGTAAGACCAAAACAAAAAGAAGGTCCAATGCCTTCAAGATTATTTAGAGAAACACATTATGAACCAATCACTGGAAGATGTATTATGTTTCCATCGTGGTTAATGCATTGTGTCGATCCTAACGAATCTATTGATACAAGAATATCTGTGTCATTTAATTTTTTACAGAAAGGTATGTTCGTATGACATTTCAAATTAAAAAATATCAAGTAATCAAAAACGCTGTTAGTTATGAGCTAGCTAATTTTATATACAATTATTTCTTACTTAAAAAAGATGCTGTTGACTTTATGTATCAAAACAATATTCATGCTCAATCAAGTATATTAGGCAAATGGACCGATCAACAGATACCTAATACTTACTCTTGTTATGCAGATTTTGTAATGGAAACTTTAATGATGAAAGTATTACCAAAAATGCAAAAAGAAACAGGATTAGAATTACTACCAACATATTCTTATGCGAGAGTATATAAAAAAGGTGATGAGTTAAGAAGACATAGGGATAGACCTAGTTGTGAAATATCAACCACGGTACATTTAGGTGGTGATCCATGGTCTATATTTATTGATGACACAGGAACAAAATCAGTTATTGATGAATACAAAAAAATCATTAAACCTAACGCACCAGCAGGTACAAAAGTTGACTTAGAAGTAGGGGATATGTTAGTATATAGTGGGTGTGAATTAGAACATTGGAGAGAACCTTTTGAAGGTGATAGCTGTGGACAAGTGTTTCTTCATTATAATCATGTAAACGGACCTTATGCAACTAATAATCTATTTGATGGAAGACCTAAACTAGGTGTTCCTAAATTCAGTAAATAGTATATTAAAAACTTATAAATATAAGAAAGATTTAATATATAGGAAGTTGACTAATGGCAACAATACAAAACATCACTATTGACCAGGATGCTGATTACACAGAAACTTTA